ATAGCCAACTTATCAGCAAACACGGGCATCTCACAGCGTTCAATCAGAACTTTGTTAAAAAAGTTTCAAAACACTGGCGAAATTGAGGTAAAAACGACAAACAAATTTACCCTTATAACTCTTTGTAAATATGAATGTTATCAAGTTGTTGAAGAAGAAAACGACAAACAAAACGGCACACAACCGACAAACAAACGACAAACAACTGACAAACAACTGACAACAAACAAGAATTATAAGAATAATAAGAATGAAAAGAATGAAGAAAATATATATAGGCAGTTTGACCATTTGAAAATTACACAGCCGGAATTTGATAAACTCGTGGCAGAAGGTTGGTTACCTGAGCAGGTAGACAATATTTTGAGCAGAATAGAAAACTATGCGCAGAATAAAACATACAAGTCGCTGTACCTAACTGCTCGTAATTGGCTGCAAAAAGAACCAAAGACTGGACTCATTCCCGAACATAGGCGTAGATTAGTAATGTAATGGCAGTATATTCATTTTACAATATCGAAATTCCACCCGGTAAAACGGCAGGTGAAGTTCAAACCCTTTGCCCTCAGTGCAGCCACACCCGGAAAAAGAAAACCGACCGATGCCTATCCGTTAACCTTGACAAAAAGGCTTGGATATGTCATCATTGCGGGTGGAAGGGTGGAATTATTGACCGCCCCGAGGTAGTCAAATATGAAGTTCCCGTTTGGCAAAACAACACAGCACTAAGCGACAAGGTTTTAAAATGGTTTGAAGGCCGCCGGATCACCGCTGCCACACTGAATAAAATGCAGATCAGTGAGCAAATTGAATTCATGCCACAGCTCAACAAGGAAGTAAACTGCATCTGTTTTAATTACTTCGAGTCTGGGCAGTTAAAGAATGTGAAGTACCGGGATGGCGCAAAACATTTTAAGATGCACAAAGGCGCAGAACTTATTCCGTACAACATCGACTGCCTTACCAACGCTACCGAGGTTTGGATTGTGGAGGGCGAAATGGATGCACTCGCATTGATTGAAGCCGGGATTGAGAATGTAATCAGTGTGCCAAACGGCGCGCAACCGAACCTCACTTTTTTCGACCGCTTCATGCCCGGCTTTGACCACATCGAAAAAATACACATTGCAGTTGATAACGATGCACCCGGCATTGACCTACGCAATGCGATTGCGGACAGGTTCGGCAAGGACAAATGTAATTACATCGTATATCGCGAGTGCAAAGATGCCAACGAATACCTGCTGCTGAATGGTGCGATTGCACTGCGCGAAGCCAGCCACAATTTCACGGAGTTCCCGATGCTGGGGGTGTTCAAGGTTACGGACTTTTTGACCGAAATCGAAAACCTTTACAACTTCGGCCTGCCTGCCGGGGCGAAAACCGGGGTTGACAAGTTTGATAAAATGCTGTCATTTCACAAAGGATATTTAACCACGATTACGGGCGTACCCGGCCACGGCAAATCAGACTTCTTGGATTTCGTGCTGATGAAGTTAATGATTAAACACGGCTGGAAAGGTGGGTTTTACAGCCCCGAAAACCGACCGACTGAACTGCATATTAGCAAACTGATGCGAAAGATTACCCAACGGCCTTTTATGGGCAGAGACCGCATGAGCCAAGAGGAAGTATTTGACGCTGTTATTGAATTAGAAAAGCACATTTTTTTCATAAAGCCCGAAAAGGACAACACACTTGACAGCATCTTCGCCAAGGTTGCCGAACTCAAAAACCGCCACAACATTGATTGGTTTGTGATAGATGCTTGGAACAAATTAGAACACCAATATACCGAAAGCGAAACTAAATACATCGGGCAAAGCCTTGATAAGATTGTGAACTTTTGCGAGAAATACAATGTGCATTGCTTTCTCGTGGCGCACCCACGCAAAATCCAAAAAAATGAAGATAGCAGTTACCACATACCGACACTTTACGACATCGCAGGGAGTGCCAATTTCTTTAACAAGACCGACAATGGCATAACCGTTTATCGGAATTTTAAAAACAACACGGTCGAAATCCATGTGCAGAAGGTTAAGTTCTCGCACTGGGGTGAAGTCGGAATGTGCGAATTCAATTATCACATACCAACCGGACTATATGTATGAACACAATAAATGAAAACCAAACTGCCACGATTTACCGCCTAAAAAAAGAGGTGAAGTATTGGCAAACAATGGCTGCCCGTTACAGCCGTAAGAACGAAGAAGTGGACGAATTGAAACTTTGCATTGAGGCAATGCACCGGGATATCGACTATCTCAAAACAATGCTGGGTGAAAAGAACCCACAACCTTCAATGCAAGAGTTAATCGAAGAGGCTATCGGGGGCGTTTTCCCGTACTTTTTACCCACGATGATAGCATCAAGGTCAAGAAAGGGCGAAGTTGTAAACCTGAGGCATATATGGTTTAAACTGATGTATCAATACAGCGGCCTGAGTTTGACAAAAATTGCCAACATAGCGCAGCGAGACCACAGCACCGTTATCCACGCCTGCCGAAAAGTTGACGACCTTTGCCATGTGGAACGGGAATATTGCCGAAAGTTTAACCAAATAAATGAGGCGTTGATTTTGAAATTAAAGTAAAAAAAACTATATTTGCACCATGTTAATACTCGACATTTGTTTATCCGACCTGCCCAGCGAGGCAATCACCACCGCCAAAAATGGCAAAAAGTACATCAAACTCATTTGCAGCGAACGCAAATCTGAGGGCAAATTTGGGGAAACCCACTACATCGCCCTGAGCCAAAGCAAAGAAGAACGAGAGGCGAAGAAGCCCACTACCTATGTTGGCGGTGCGAAGGCTTACAAAAATGTAACTAACAAAGAGGTTAGCGAAACGAAACCAAGTTCAAATTTTGACAATCTTGATTTACCCTTCTGATGAGCAACTTTGATTGGAAAGCCCCCACAAAGGACTTGGTTAACCCTGCCCACTACAAAGACACGCCCATTGAGTGCATCGAAGCAATCAAAGCCGCAATGACTGAGCAACAATTTCAAGGCTATCTCAGGGGTAATGTGATTAAGTACCTTTGGAGGTACGAAAACAAGGGAGGCAAAACGGATTTGGAAAAGGCAGAATGGTATTTAAAACGATTGATAGAAGAATTATGACACCGAAAGATAAAGCAAAGGAATTGTTTAATAAATTTTGTTATGCAATTAGGACAGAAGAAAGAGGTGATGGATATTATACAAATGTTTTTCATGCCAAAGAATGCGCATTGATTGCAGTTGATGAAGTATTAAAACTTTCAGACTCACACAAAATCATTTATAGTAAATTCAATAATAATGAATTGACAGAATATACAGAATTTTATTATTGGCAACAAGTAAAAAAGGAGATTGAAGCATTATGACCTACGCGCAAAAGCAAAAACACTTCATCAAGCATCGGGCGAAGGGCGACACCGAGATGCTGGTCAAACAACTGGCAGGGAAGGTTAGCCGCAAGACGATTTTTGATGCGCTGAAAAATGACAGCAAGTATCTCCCTGCAAAGCATCAGTTGGTAATCGATACGGCATTTGAGATTGTGGCAGAATAACGTTTTGCGTATATGTTAAGTACGCATAGCAGAAACTTTAAAATTAAATATAAACCTTAATATCGTATTTCACATATACGCTGTTAGCAGATAGTAAAATATGAAACCACAAAATCAATTTTTAGAAACACTAATAACAATACTTGGCACAATAGCAATAGGATGGGCAGTAATCTCTATCATATTTTATTTTTGCTAACAGCCGTGCAGCCGCAGTTTCTACAAATTAACACACCCTGAATTGCGGTTGCGCTATGTTATACATCACCCTCGTATATTGGAATGCTGCAAACAATGTCAACTATTACCCGGTGCCGGCCGAAGAAGTAGAACGGACAATCAAACTATACCAACGCAAAGGGTATAAGTGTGCGATTTACACACCGGAATTGATTGAACAAATAAAAAATTCTCAAAAATAATTTGGAAGTTTAGTTTTTTACACTATCTTTGCATCATTATGAACGACATACTAAAAAAACCAATTACTGCCTCTGAAATCGAATGGCGTGTGCAACAACAAACCAGCACTGGCAAACTCATTGTCGTGCCGTACATCACCAATCGTTGCGTAATGGAACGCTTTGATGAAGCCTTTGGGGCGAGTAACTGGACATCGGAGTTTAGAGAAATTGCTAACGGCTTTATTTGCCGGCTATCCGTAACCATTGACAAAAAATTCGTTTACCGAGAAGACGGAGCATCCAAAACCAACATCGAACCTGAGAAGGGCGGCATATCTGATGCAATGAAACGCGCAGCCGTTCAATTTGGTTTAGGTCGTTGCCTTTATGCCTACCCCCGTGTAATGATAGAAACCGACGGCAAATTTATCCCTGATTGGGCGTATGCTAAACTTGACAAACTTGTTGAATGGGTAAACGCTGGGAACTTTCAAGAAATAATCGTTTTAAAAAGCAAATAATACTATGATACAACCTGACATCACCGACATGATTTTCGCAGTTGAGGAAGGCAATGCCAACCCCTTGGAAATCTATTGCGCCCTTCACAAATTAGAGGCGCAGGTCAAAGCCGCCAAAGAGCAAATCAAATCACTTGCCATTGATGAAGCCAGTAAGCACGGCAAGACTTTCACCTTTATGGGCTTTGAAATTCAGCAGAAGGCATTGCCCGGACGCTGGACATTCGACCACATAGACGATTGGAATGCTGCCAAGTTCAAGATGAAACACATCGAAGACCTTGCCAAGTGGGCTTACAAGTCCGAAGAAAAGAATGTGCAGCCAATCACCGAAGACGGTGAATTGATTACCCCTGCAAGATATACACCCGGTGGCGACACCATAGCACTGAGGGAGGTGGAAGCATGAAACAAACAGCAGTAGAATGGTTATTTAGCCAATTACCTGACCATTTTCAGTTAAGTCGAGATGGTTTTGATACGCTACAACAAGCCAAAGAAATGGAGAAAACTGAAAAGATTTTTTTCGCTAATTTTTGCCGTGTTTTTGATGTAAAAAATCCGAATGAAATTATTAGCGTTGTTGAACTATTGGACAAATACAATCAGGAAGGAGACTATAAAAAATGACACCCGTACAATTAGTCATTCAAGACTTGCAAAAGGCAGGCTGGCCAGTGTTAAGAGCCGAAGCCGAAAGGTGGCTCAGCAATGAACGCACACGCATTGAACAAGCCTATTATGCCGGGCGTGAAGATTTGGATTGCAAACGCAACGACATGGCCGAGGCTTACGAAGATGCGGCAGATTATTATGTCCAAAATTACGGAGGCGCAAAATGACACAGACAGCAGTAGAGTGGTTATTTGACAGATTGCAAAGTGAACCATTTTTAACACATGAAGATTTTAAACAAGCCAAAGAAATGGAAGCCGAGCAAAAAAAAGAAGCCTACAACGAAGGAATGATACAAGGTATTAAATTTGCCGTTAACGAGGAATGGGGCGAAGAAGAAGGGGGTGCAAAATGATTATCATTGCCGGGGTGCTTACCTACCTGCTTTATTGGCTCGTTATTCCCACCAAAACTATTGAACAACCTGAAGCCACACCCTACACATTTGAACGCGACAAAGCGGTTGAAAATGCGAATGAAACCTTTAACGCATGGGCAGACTTGCGAAGGCAAATCGACATCGAAAAGAAGGAGGGGAGGTTAAGCTAACGGTTTGCGGCTTGGCGGTCGTTTTAATGCCGCCAAACCGCTGTTATACGCTGGCACGGTTGATTAAACGATAAACTTAAAATGAAACACGAAACAAATTTTTTATTAAAATGAGCGAGGGCAAAAAAGAAATATTATTAGGTGATTGTTTGGAACTTATGAAGGATATACCAAACGGAAGTATTGATGCTATAATTACAGACCCACCATACGGAACAACGCAATGCAAGTGGGATAGTGTAATACCTTTCGATAAAATGTGGGAGCAAATTAATAGAATTATAAAACCAAATGGAGTAATAGTATTATTTAGCGGAGAACCATTTACAAGCACTTTAATTTGTAGCAATATAGAAAACTTTAAATATAGATTGAATTGGAATAAGATGCAAGGAAGTGGGTTTTTAAATAGCAAAAAAAGACCGCTAACTATGATTGAGGATATTTGTGTTTTTAGTAATGTAAAATTAGGAAATAGCACATACAACCCACAATTAACAGATAAAGAAAAAAACAAAATAAGACCGATTGGTAATAGAAAACCTTGTGATGTTACAACATACGGAAAACACAACTCACAACTTTCAGAAGATTATGATAATACAAAATCACACCCAACAGATTTAATAAATGAAAGCAGTAAACAAGCCGAATGTAATTCTGTAAATAGAGTACATCCAACACAAAAACCGATTTCATTAATTGAATGGCTTGTAAGAACCTATACAAATGAAAACGAAATAGTTTTGGATTTTACAGCAGGAAGTGGAACAACTGCAATAGCTTGTTTGAATACTAATAGACAATTTATAGTAATGGAAAAAGAACAAAAGTATTACGATATTATTTTAAAGAGGGTGGAAGATTTTAATAAAAAATTTGAAACGCAAACTCTATTTGGAAACGAAATGTAGTGCTTGCGTATAACAGCCGTGCAGCCGCAGTTGACACCTTGCATTCACGCCTAATTGCGGTTGCACATTGTTAGCCTACAACCTGACGAAACACTTTAAAAAGTCAACCTAAACACTGACGGATTTGTTCATAAATCTTGAACACCAATTTATTTTGAACATGGGGGCAATCGTCCCCATTTTTTTTTAGGTACATTTATACTTGAATGAACAAAACACAACTTGTCGAAAGTTACATCCGCAAATACTGCGATGAAAACAATCAATTAACCATTCCAAAACAAACCCTGAGCCGCCTTATTTACAACGAAAACCACGGGCTTTTTAGCAGAATTGATGCCGTTCGAAACATTGTCAGGTCATTAACCGGCTCAAATAAAACCAACACCAAGGCATTGCCGGGATTTTCGCAACCCAGCACAATCGAAGACGGACTCAGGAAGTACAAACTATTCACCAAGTTACCAGAGCCAAAAGAAAAAATCCTTAAACCCGGATGCTGGCTGGTTATGTCCGATATTCACTTCCCTGAGCATGACCCGACCGCAATCGCAGCATCATTAAACTTCGCCAAAAATGCAAGGGTTGACGGGATTGTTTTGAATGGCGACATAATCGATATGTACGAAGTGAGCAGGTTTATTAAGGAAGTAGGCAGGCCGTCAATCAAAACCGAACTTGAAATGACCCGGTCTTTTTTTCAGTTATTGCGTGATGAATTTGGGGACATTCCGATAGTTTACAAATTTGGAAACCACGAAGAACGGATGCGGAATTACCTGCTCACCAACGCCCGTGCCATTGCTGAATTGGACGGCATAGGACTTGAAGACCAGTTGCAGTTAAAAAAATTCGGCATTGATGTGGTGTATCGGGAACGGATAAGAGCCGGTAAACTTGACATTTTGCACGGGCATGAATTGCAGAAGGGTATTTCTGCTCCCGTTAACCCGGCAAGAGGGGCGTTTTTAAGGGCGAAATCTTCACTGCTAATAGGACACCACCACCAAACCAGCACACACCACGAAAACAATCTTAAACGCGACCAGATTGTGTGTTATTCCATAGGCTGCCATTGTACACTCACCCCGGAATATAACCCTTTCGGCTACACCCGGCAAAATCACGGGGGCGCAATCGTGGAAATTTTAAAGGGTGGCAATTTCAAAGTCAACAACTATCGCATAATTAACGGGAGTGTGTACTGATGCTTACAAGGCCATTGATAATTGATGTACTCGCAGCGGATGAAGAAGGGGAACAACTCGAAGATTTGGGGCTGCAACCTGATTTATGGGATGCGCCCACATTTCAGATTGCAATATGGAATGTTGAGTATGTTATGGAAGATATCCGCAGCACCAAGTCGACACCTTTAACAATGATTTGCACGGGCAGCGAAGAATGGCTAACTTTGATGTCCACAAAACAAGTAAATGAAAAAATCATGCAGTGCATGAAATTATATTAAATGCCCGGTTAGTGTAAATTGGTAACATCATCCCGTCGACTAAATAGTTAGTAGACTGCAAGGCTCGGTGCGAAACACT